GTTGGCCTTATGCTAACACCGACAAGCCAGACTATCAAGAATTAGAAGTTTATAAAACATCTATTGATGAAATCAAGAAACAAGCAAAAGCAAATGGCTTTGACAAATTTCATTTTAGTTTTAGTGGCGGTGAGCCTACAGCATATAAAGGCTTTTTAGATTTAGTTAATCACTATGAAGATTATGAAAGCGAATATCTAAGCATACACATGACAAGTAATTGTAGTCCAGCAAAGAAATGGTGGAAAAAGTTTTTAGATGTTACAAATGTTATGGACAGAAGAAGTATTACAGCAAGTTTTCATGCAGAATTTGCAAATGAACAAGAATTCGGAGATAAACTTTTATATCTCCAAGACGAAGGTGTACTTGTAACTATTAATCAAGTTATGGTACCAGAATTATGGGAGGAATATTATGCCAGAAGTAAACGTTTTATTGAAAGGGGTTTACACGTTACTCTTAAGCCTCAGTCTGATCCTACCGCTTCTTTTGTGGTTGATGGTTATACCGAGGAACAAAAAGAAGTATTGCGTACCGAAAGCGAACAAGCAGTTCATCAAATGTCGCTCACGGATGCTAATGGAGTAGAATACAGTATTGACCAAGCAGAAAGATTAAATGCTTTTGGTTTTAATAAATTTAAAGGTTGGGAATGTAATAGTGGGTACCAAAGTTGTATAATTAGAAACAACGAAGTTAAACGTAGTTACAGTTGCCACGATCAACCTTTAGGAACGTTACAAGATGGATTTAGATTGTTTGATAAACCAATGCCTTGTATTACACCAACGTGTGTAAGCAGTGCAGATAGCAAAATACCAAAGAGGAAATTATGAACGTAGGAATAGCAGGATACGGTTACGTAGGCAAAGCCATTGCTGAGTGTATGAAAAACAAAAATACAGTTTTAATCAGCGATCATAAGTTTGGCCATTACGATGACTTACGAAATGCACAAGCAATTATTGTTTGTGTAAGTACGCCACGACGACCTGATGGAAGTTGTGACATGAATAATGTATTTGAAGTTATTCAGGAAGCACCAGACGTTCCAATTTTAATTAAGAGTACAATAAGTCTTGAAGGTTGGCGTATGCTACGAGATACATTCCCTGAAAAGCAGTTAACATTCAGTCCAGAGTTCTTACGTGCCGAAACAGCAGTAATAGACTTTGCAAATACAAAGACTGTGTTGTTAGGTGGTGACAGTACACACTTCTGGGCAGGCTTTTTTGTAGAACTACTTGGAACTATAACGGTAAAGCCAGCAGATCCGGAAGAATTAATATTAGCCAAGTATGCACGTAACAGTTTCCTTGCATTAAAGGTATCGTTCTTTAATCAATTAGAGGATCTTTGTAAGAGTGCAGGAGTTAGTTCCGAACAAGTACGAAAATTTGTTGCAGAGGATGAACGCATAGGACATAGCCATTCAAATGTAACAGAAAAGCGTGGCTTTGGCGGCCATTGCTTTCCTAAAGATGTAGATGCACTAATACATCAAGCACAAGGGTACAATGCTGAATTTACATTGCTTCAAGAAGCAGTTAAATATAATAAGAAGATTAGAAATGAAAATTGATATTCAAGATATTAAGTTCTGGATGGACGCAATTCGCAATAGCGAAGATAGAGATCGTACATTAGAAACTTTTTGGGGTGGTCAAATACAATCTAAGTTATGGTTGATTGATACTATCTCAGAAAAGAACAAATTAATACGCAATGCTGAAATAGTTATACACGGAGGCTGGAACGGATTACTGGCAAGTATGCTATTCAACAGCGAAATAGGTATTAAAAAAATTATAAGTGTTGATGTTGATCCTGTATGCAAGGAAATTGCAACTACAGTAAACAAGAGATACGAAATGGAAGGTAAGTTTGAAGCAGTAACTTGTGATATGGTAGATTACAAATATGAAACAGAGCCATATATTGTTATCAACACAAGTTGCGAACACATTACTCATAAAAAATACAAACAATGGTTAGACAATGTACCAGAAGCCGCACAGGTTATTGTACAAAGCAACGATTACTACGAATTAGAAGAGCATGTTAATTGCTATGAAAGTTTAGATCAGTTTGCAAGGAAAAGTTTGTTAGAAATAGAAGTAAAAGATGAGATTCAATTACCTAAGTACAAACGATTTATGGTTATAGGGAAAAAGAAATGATACATAGACTTACACAATACGGTCAACATATCGAATTAGACGTAACAACTGATCCAGAAATGTTAATTGCTTGGGCTAATGACTTTGAATGGAAAAAATATAATCCACGTAAAGATGTTAATCGTTGGGGATTAAGTGTTACAAGTTCAGACGGTACATTCAACGGTATTGATTTAGATAGTTTGTACGAGTACAATAAAGAAAACAAAACATCATACAATGAAAAAGACTTTAACGTAGCAACTCCTGTACTAAACAAACAAATACATGATATACTTTTACCTTGGGACAAAGATTATTATAGAACACACTTTTTAAAGTTTGGTCCAGGTGGATTCTTTCCTCCACATAGAGATTGGAATTATCATTCTGGTAAAGCAGATAGTTTTAGATTGATTATGCCTTTGCGTAATGTTAATCCACCGTACTTTAATTTTGTATTAGAAGATAAAACACTACATTGGGAACCAGGTAGACTTTATTTTATAGATACGTTAAAAATGCACTATCTATTCAACAGTAGTTTCAATGATAGTTATTGGTTAGTTGTAAATGTTGATTTGAATCCAGATACTATTCAAAGCACACTTGAAAGGATGAATCAGAAGTAATGTATAATTACCAAGACATAACGTCAATTCATTTAGAAGTTACTTCTAAGTGTCAAGCACGTTGTCCAATGTGTCCACGTAGATTACATGGCGGTCCATTACTTCAAGGTTTAGACTTAGAAGAAATAGATTTAGGAACTTTTGTTATTTGGTTTCCAAGAGATTTTGTACGTCAGTTAAAGTTTCTTAATATGTGTGGTAACTTAGGCGATCCTATTGTTGCTAAAGATACATTAGAAATTTTTAGATACTTGCGTGAAACAAATCCTGAAATGACTTTGCAAATGCACACTAACGGAAGTGGTAGAAATAAAGAGTGGTGGCAACAACTTGCACAATTAAAAGTTAAAGTTGTATTTGGTATTGACGGATTGCCTGACACACATTCATTATATAGAATTAATACTAATTGGGAAAAGATTATTAATAATGCAAGTGCATTTATACATGTCGGCGGCGATGCACGTTGGGATATGTTAGTGTTTGCACACAACGAACATCAAGTTGATGATTGTGAAAAAATGAGTAAACAATTAGGATTCAAAGGATTTAGTATTAAGCACACTACAAGATTTAAAGATGGTAAGTTTGATGTACTTGATGACAACTACAATATCACACATACCTTATTGCCGTCAAGTAAAAGTCTTGAAATGATCGAACCTGCAAAACAGGCAATGCAAGATGTACTACCTACAATTACTTGTAAAGCAAAACAAGATAATCAAATGTATATTAGTGCAAATGGCAACGTTAGTCCTTGCTGTTGGTTAGACTTAGATTGGATACCACAGCACTCTCCACAACGTATAGACTATATGATAAAGATAGGCAAGTTTCCTAACTTACATAAACAGTCTTTGAAAGAAATATTTGACAGTAACTTCTTTAACAAAATTAGTAGTTGCTGGACTTCAACTGGTATAAAAGAATGTTCCAAACAATGCGGAAAGTTTGATAAACTAAATGCACAGTTTGAAAGGAAAGAACATGTCTAAAACATTTTGTCCTTTGCCGTGGATACATTTAGCAACACGACCTAACGGTGACGTTAGAGTTTGTTGTACTGCTAATGCGTCAGGTGCAGGTATAGAAGATGATAAGACAGCAGGACTTGTTAAGAAAGATGGCATTGCTATGAATATGCGAGACCATACTATTGAAGAAGTATGGAATAGTGAACATATGCGTAGAACAAGATTGCAAATGCTAAACAACGAAATACCAGAAAGTTGTCGTAAATGCTTTGCAGAAGAAAGCAAGGGTATTGTTAGTAAGCGACAATGGGAAACAGAAGTATGGAAAAACAGACTTGACCTTGATAGTATTGTAGAGAAAACAGATGCTCAAGGTAATCTACCTGTAAACATTCCTTACTTTGATTTACGTTTAGGTAATGTATGTCAACTTAAATGTGTAATGTGTAGTCCACATGATTCAAGCAGTTGGATTAAAGAATGGAAACTACAAAAACCTAAATACAAAAACAAAGACTTAATTGCAGAACAAAGTTGGGATCAAGACTTTGATTACACTTGGTATAAGAAAGGATCGTTTTTAGATTCTATGAAAGACCAAGCACAACATATTAAAGAATTATATTTTGCAGGCGGTGAGCCGTTAATGATTCCTGAACACTATAACATATTACAGTTTATGGTTGACGAAGGACATGCTAAAAATTGTTGTATTAGATACAACAGTAATGGACTAATACTAAAAGATGAACTGTTTACATTGTGGGAACAATTCAAAGAAGTTACATTTAACTTTAGTATTGATGCTTACGGAGAAAAGAATGATTATATTAGATATCCAAGCAAGTGGGTAGACATTGAAAAAAATATAAAGATACTTGATAAGTGTAGTACAACAGTAAATGTAAACATAGCATCAGCAGTACAGATGTTTAATGTAGCACACCTTGATGAACTTGCTGAATGGAAACTATCACAAAACTTTCAAAGAGTAAATGCAGAAACACAAGGAGGAATGATTAGTACGCACCTTGTTTATTTTCCGTCATACTTAAATGTACGAGTGTTACCACAAGAATACAAACAGTTTGCTAAAGAACGTATTGAAGCATTTATAGATAGACAAAAGTTTAACACCCAATGGCAAAAGCACCCAATGGGTCAAGTGCGTTGGGAAGGTCTAATAAAATACATGATGCAAGAAGACTGGTCAGCAAAACTACCACAAACACTTGATTACATAAAAGTACTTGATGAACAACGTGGATTAGATTACACTAAAATATTTCCTGAACTTGGAGAAGCATTATGCAAGTAGGATTAACAGGACACAAAGCAGGAATCGGAAAAGCATTTTACGAATTATACAAACATGATTTTGTTTGGGTACTGCTTGATAAAGATGAAGAATGGTCATGCGATGTAAGAGAGACAGCAAAAACATTTGATCATTTACGTGATGTTGATATCTTTATTAATAATGTTTACTGTGAAGATACACAAAGCACACTATTTGATATGTGGAGTGTGTTTAATCAAGACAAAGATAAGTTGTGTGTAAACATAGGATCAGTTGTTGCAAATACTACAAATGATATTTTCTTTGAAGAAGATTACTATAA